GTAATTACTCAGTATGATACACTATTATAAAAACAAATATCCTCGAAAAAATGATGTCACCTTTGTGACAATCAAAAATCTAGAAAAATCTGGGATATATTGCAATTTGATTGAATATAACAATTTAGAGGGACTTATATTAAGTACTGAACTTGATAGAAAAACAAGAAGAAATACTAAAGTTCTGCATAAAATTGCAGATCCTTCTAAATTTCAACATGGTACAGTATATCCTGTATTAGTAGTTGATGTAACGATTGATACAAATCCAGATACAGGCGAAGAAATATTAAAACATATTGATCTTAGTTACAAAAAAAATGCAATTGATATTAGAGAAGAACTAATACAAAATTTTAAATATATTGAAAAAATAAGAACTATCGTTGACGAGATTTCGTATTTTACAAAACTTGATAAACAATTAGTGTATGAGCATACTATGTGGAAGTTTGCATTTGATGGTTGTAATGCAGAACAAATGTATGTTAATTTTTTAAAGCATCCTAATGAACTTATTGAAGCATTTGGCGATGATTATTCAACCGAATTGAGTGAGTTTCTAGATAATTTTAATTCTAGAATTACTTATACAAAAATGAAGGTTGAACAATCATTTTCATTATCAGTGTATGCACCTAATGCACTTCAAAAAATAAAAGATATATTGCAATATGATAATGAAGATATTATAGTTTCTTGCACATCATCTCCTCAGTATAAAATATCAACAACCGGATACTCATTGGATAAATGTAATGAACATATACAGTTATGTTTTGATGAATTAAAACAAAAAAGTTTAGAGTATAAATCTAAAATGGTGTTATTGCCAAGAATTGATAATGATGGAATTGTTCAGCAACAGTCGTTATTTATGAAATCGTTAAACATGTATACGTAACAATACATATTTATTAATTGCTTAATTGCTTAATTGCTTAATTGCTTAATTGCTTAATTGCTTAATTGCTTAATTGCTTAATTGTTTAATTTATTTATTTTTAATTAATATTTTTTTTCCTTCAGAAGTCATTACATATTTATCTAATGTTAGCTGACCCGCATGTATCGAATTGTGGCAACAATCGCATAAAACAATTAAATTACTTTGGTCATTCTTTTTCAAGTGTTTTTTGTTTTTTACGATTCCGTCCTTACAGTTTTTTTGAAAATTTATGTGATGTGTTTCCAAGTTTGATATATGTAACGTCTTATCATCACATCCACATATACCGCATTTATATATTAACACATTATTGTTATATTTAGATGTTTTACCTGATAACAATCCGTCATATGAATCAGTTAATTTATTTCTGAATTTTACAGCCAAATCAATAAATTTTTTGTCTTGTATAATATATTGTGCAACAGTCACTCCATATATTTGTTTTCCACTTCCTTCTTTCATTTGTCTATCAAACGTTAACGATTGTGTATTTTGATCATACAATACACTTAAATGATATGCTTTCACGTTTGAAAGATTTTTTATTTCATCAAATTCCATTATTTCGTGCAAATGAGATGCAAATATAAATGTTGAACGTGATTCTGATAATGTAATTAACGCGGCTGCGACTAATGAATTACCAGAAATATGTTCTGTGCCTCTACACACTTCATCACCAATAACTAATGCATTTTTATTTGCACGTTTTAATATAGCATTTAACTCAACCATTTCAAGTGAAAACGATGACAGCCCCCTAAATATATTATCTTCTCCGGTTATTCTTGTATATAGCGAATCATATAATCCAAGCTCCATAGTATCACATGGAACAAATAATCCAGCTTGCGCCATAATAACTGATAATCCTATTGCTTTCATTACAGACGATTTACCAGACGAATTCAATCCATATATCATCATTCCTTTAAGGTCAGATCCCAAATCAATATCATGTGGTATATATTCATAATTTATTAATTTTTCTATTATTGGATGTCGTAAACCAGTTGCTTTAATATAGCTTTCAGCTGATTTTGTCACCACTGGTTTTACATATCCATTATTATCAGCGACCTTTGCATTACTTTTCAAAAAATCTATTTGAGAAATAAATTTATTACATTCATCAAATATCCCAGAAAAAAGTTCATTAATTTTACGCAACTCGAAAATATAATAATGCCTGCATAATTTAGTTATTTTATCTTTATGTTTTTTTGGGTCATCTATTTTATTTTCTGATTTTCCCAACGTTATTTTATCATTTTTATCATTCATTGAAAAAAAATTAAGTTTGTTAACGTCAAACGGTTTTTCGTCAATAATTAATGGAACATTATCTTCGTATAACATTTGCCGTAAAAGTTTACTTCTTGATATGGTAAGTTTTAAATATGATCCAGTTTTTTTAGTGTTTTGCAGAGTTATAAATTTATCAGATCCTTTTTTACGTGAAGTGTTTAATATATTTGTCAATTCAACTCTTATTTTTTCAATAAATTGTTGATCAAAACTCACATTATTAAATAATTCATCTACGTCAGTATGAATTCCATTATTAAATATGTTAGTTTCAAAATCAAGTATTGAATATTCAAACAATTCGAACGTATTAAATATGTTATTTACATGCAGTTTAAAATTTGACATACTTTCGATAATGGATTTGCTTGGTAAAATTTTTTTTAATTTTTTACAATCTGTTTTAATAAATTTAGCTAGATCTTGTATATTTTCATAACTTGTTAATAAGTGATTTAATTCTGCAGGTCTTAGTATTCCCAGCTCTATTTTTTTTTGTAATCTTTCTATGTCTCGTATTCCTAATAAATATTTTTCAACTCCTTCATATGTTTTATTTTTTATTAATGCTGATGTTCTGTCATATATTTGTTCTAAATATTCAACGTTGACAGATGGAGATAATAAATTCGACCTCAACAATCGTTCTCCCATTGCTGTAGATGTTTTATTAACCACATGAAACAAGCTTCTATCTTTTATTTTTACTGTAGATTTGTCGCTTGGAAAAACATCCAGTTGTGATAATGCATTATTACCCAAAACTAAATGGCTGTTACTCATAAAAAAATTTGGAGGTTTAATATTTGCAAGTAATTCAGTATTTCTATCGCATATATAATCGAACATTGACACTAACGCAACAATTGCATATACATTTTTTTCTATTCCTATAAATTCTATCGGCGACACCATTGTTTTACATTCTTTATAAACATTTACAAGTAACTCGTTTTGTACATTTAGCTGAAAATATTTATTATCCATTGTTTCATAAAATACACACGATTCATCGTCTAATTTTAAGTAATTTTGTATACGTTCTTTAAAATTTGATTTTTCAGGTTGTTTAACATTATCTTGAAAATATATTATTATTTCTTTTGGATCAAGACTGCTGATAAATCTATCAGTTTCATCAAGTGCTAAATATTCATCATGTTTATTTGAATATGCTTCGTGAATCAATACTTTACCTGTTGATACGTCAATCGCAGATAGTCCCGCTGATAATAATGCTGATCCATCAGGTTGTTTATCTCTACTGATATACGCATACATTATATAATGATCGTTGTTATTTGATAGATTTTCGATATATGTTCCCTTTGAGTAAACGTTTGATATTTTTCGCGTTTCTATTTTTTTTGTAACACTGTTAAATGTTTTATTAAATACTTGGTCAACTATTACAACAATATAATTATTATTTATCAAAATATCAAGATATTTAAATAACGAATTAACTGGGAATCCCAAATTAAATAATTTTGTTGCTTTTAGACTTGATTTTAAATTGCTATCTCTGCTTCCGCCTTTTTCTTTTGTGATAACTCCTGTTATTTGTGATACTGTTCGTAAATCTGGTCCAGCATTATCTGTTTCATATGATTCATAAAAACTTCCTATTTGCATACATATTAATATTTGATTTTTAGGATATTTATTTGTGAATGATTCATAATATTTAAAATAATCTTTTAAATGTTCATGATGTTCCATTTTTTATATTATACTATGTTATTTACGTTTTGTGTTTTTATATATTATCCTTAAGTTCAAATAGTTGCGTCAATATGTAAAATATATTTAGAAAGTCATAAGTATATAATTTAAAATGAATTGGCCGTTGATAATTTGCGATTTAATAGTATTTCTTCCAATAACAATAGTAAGATCAATAATAATTTACATTTGTGGTTCAAAATATAATATTAAAAATATGAGATTTTTAGATGTTATTATGCATGCAAATGATATATGTTTTAATCAACAACATCAAATTACCAATGATGATCTTTTAAGTATTGACACGTTAAAAGATGATGTGACGGATGCAATAAAAATCGATACAAATATAAATAGTGATATATATATAACAAAAAAAAGTAAAATGAACAACCAAACTAATATTTTAAAAAATGCAACCGTTGCAAACACTATTTGCAAATCGTTAAATACTGATAACGATACACATGAGTCTATATATGATATCGCACGATGTGATAATATTAACGATAACAGTGATTGCAGAGATGGTGGCGATGACAGTGATGACTCAATTGCATTATTGGATGATGATTCAGTTGATTTGCTAGATGATGATGTATTAGATAATGTATTGTCAGATGGTGATACCATGCAAGAAATTAACAATATTCAACTCCAGAATAATATACTAAAAATGTTTGGTAATGATGCATCTATTGACTTATTTAACATGCCCAACATGCCCAATATGCTTGAAGAAACCATAAAACTTAATAAATCTGAAATTGATGATCAGAATGAAGCAACCGAAACTACTGGAAATATTGATGGCATATTTGAAAAATTATTTTCGCGATCAATGGGTGAAAATAGTCAATCATTTTTTGTTGAAGATACTACAGGAGTAGTTAATAATTTAGCAATGGATTTAATTAATCAATTTGGTGGACCAATGCCAAATAACAGATTATTTGATGCATTAAATAACGCAAATTTTGAAAAAAATATATCAAAAGTCGAGGAACTTAGTGATTCAAACGAGTCGGACGACTCCACTGAATCAGTGGATTCATATGGTTCAGTGGATTCAGATGATTCGGTAGATTCAAACGAATTAAATGAATTAAAAATAGATGAATTGTGCGATATTGATAAATTGCAAAAATTATTTAGTTCCAATAATTTAAATGAATTGGATGAATTGGATAGCATATGCAAATCGGAAAATGACAAAGATATAGATGACATAGCTAAGACATTGGAAGCAATCGTTAACGAAAATTTGTTGTCAATATCTAGCGATTCTCCAAATTGTATCAATGACGATAGTAAACCATTGGATATTGAACCATTAGATATTGAACCATTAGATATTGAACCATTAGATAGTAAACCATTGGATAATAATTTAAATGAAGATGATGAATATACATATTCGTCAACAACGGAAGAATGTGACGCATTAATTTCTAAATCAGTATTTTTACCAGCAAAAAAAGCGGGAACAATCGCTAACATAAAACATAAATTGTGAATTGTGAATTATAAAATATTAAATTTAATTAATATTACGTTTCAATGCAGATCTAACATATCGTTCAATAGTTTCCATTGCGATATTTTCTTTTAAAGTTAGTTGAAACCATTTTACGCCAAGGTCATTTGTTAGTCTTCTCAATATTTTTTTCATGTCAGATTTTGTTAAAATATTTTTTTCTATAAAATCTATTTTTTTCTCTACATGATCATCACTGTCATTGCATATTTTATTGTTTTTATACTCATCTTTTGATGATACATAATTTACATCGTTGCCAGTAACTTTTAAATATTTAAGCAAATAGCATAGTTCGTTTTCATATATCCAATTGTTATAAAACTGTGCCATCATGTATTCAATCATTTGTTGTTGAGCAAAATAATTATCATTCAGTCCAGAATTAAATTCAAGTTCGTAATATG